CATTTACCTGTACCAGTTTTAAGTTGATATGAGTTTGGTGTTCGTAGTCGATAACGACCGGTTGATTGCGGGCGTTGAAGCGGGCAATTACCTGGTTAGCGATTGCCTGATTAATATTCCAGTGGGGAACCGTTAATTCGCGGCCATCGGCAGGCTGGAAAATTCCCGCAGGGGTTAGCTGCAACAAAATTTCGTTCGCACCTTCGGCAAGCGCAGGCAATGAGTAACTGCAAGCAGCAATCGCGAAGGAAAAATGTAGGCTGGTTTTTTTGTTCATGTGGCCATAGTGCGCGGCCGAAGGTGTTTTGTATTTTGACGCGCGTCAAAATTTACAGGGGGGTTACGAGGTTTTAGCGGGAGAGGTAAAACGCAACTGGACTAAGCCGGGATTGTTGCGCGAAAGGGCTTTTACAGTGTTTTATAAAACGGGTGCAGCAGCAAATCCAAGCGAGTGTAGCCGAATTGCCCAAAACGCAACACAGGGGCTTAGAGCAGGCATTTATTCTATGACGTAATTGGCCAGCATTTCCATAATTATTGCTGCGGTATTGGGTAGCAAGTTGCCCTGATCGTCAATGGGCAACATGGGGCGCGGCTCTATCGTAATTTCGTGCGCCGGAATAGTCACGTTCTGTGCAAAATTACTTTTGCTTTTCTTCACGAAGCGCTGACCAACTGCGCCAGATTTTTTATCTTGCTTGAAATAGGCTTGTTGGCTGCGTGCCGCAATACTAATTTGGCCTCCAAATTGATGAATAGCAGCATAAGGAATGTTGCTACCAATTGCTGCAAAATCGTCGCCATAATCGGTAGTGAATGAGCGTGCCAGGGCGCCGGTAACTTGCAGAATCGGGTGAGCACTACCTCTGCGCTTAACCGTGGCTGGTTTAAGCTGTGGCCAGCCTGGGCCTTCATCGTGAATTCGCAATTCTGTTTGTGTTAATAACTCTTGGGCAACACTAGCCATTAAATCGCTGGGATGCGTAAGCCTATCCAACATGCTGCTTAAGAAAGTAGTAACCTCGGAATTGGTGATTTTAACGGCTATGGTATTTGCCATGTTGTTTGTCCAGGCGTATATTTGTTGATGAGGGGTTGTTGTCTATAGGAAAGGCCTTTGGTTATCCGGTTCGAGTCCGGCGCCCCTTTTAGTTTACTTGCTTAATTTACCCGCCTAGCGAATCCGCATATACAACCCTCTCGTTAAACGATCCTCAATATCAGTAGCAGTTACCTTGTACGCTGTTGCCGCATCATCTACCGAATTGCTCCCCACCTTCAGCCGATTAAAGCGAATGGCTATTTTTCCTTGACGGCCATCATTGCTAGGGAAAATATAGAGCACAGTATGGTTTGCTACATCCCAAAACACGTGTTCAGCATTAGCAAAACTGTGCGGCAACATTTTCCATTCATCCGCTGTTAGCGCATCACCCGATGTAGTGTGGCGACGATACTTGGGGCCAGCTAATTGACGATCCTCCAAATAGGCAATGCCGCTTTGCACCTCAGCGCCCATGCTTTTTGCAAAGGCGATATCCTCTGCTGCCATTACACCAAAGGCCATAGTTTTGCCTTGGCTGTAACCAAACTTTTGCGAGCCATCGATAAATGCATTCCACGCATTTTGGCGCAGCGGGCTTTGCAGTACGCGCTGCACTTCTCGCACACCCGCTGCAGTGCCAAAAGTGCGCTGTGCTTTTTGATAAAGCGCATCATCAAACAAGTGGCTCTGTATGGGTGACCCACTAAAACCCGGATCTGGTGAAAAGGTAATTTTCTTACCCGCTTGATCTGTCGTGCGCAACACGGCAACCCGCGCAGTATTAATTTCGCCAGTGCGCTTATTTGTACCTGTGTCTACATGCTTACTGGCTAGCTTGCCTGCGCTGCTCTCTACCACCAAACCACGGCGTTTAACTTCTGCAGCAGTCAGAGCAATAAAGCGGCAGCGGCAGTTGTAGCCGTTGGGCGGCAAAATGTATTGCCAAATAGGATCATCAAAACGAAACACCTTGCCATGTAGTGCGCGATGACTGGGGCGGGTGTGCGTATCATTGATCGCAATGTACATCCAATAGGGATGGGTTTTGCTCGCCGCTAACGCAGCGGTATAGCGACCGGCCATGTAGGCACTTTGCATATTGGTTTGGTAAATAGTGGATAAACGGCGGGGGCTACCGAGCTGTACTTTTTCGGCATTGCCATCACTATCAACAATGATTTGTTTGCCCCACCAGCCTTTGGCTTGCAGTGTGGGTGTGAGTTCGCGCTGAAAGTCTTTTAGGGTTTTGCCAGCTTTTAAATTGTCAGCGAGTGCATTGCGAATGTCTTGCAAAATATCCAGGCGAGCGGCTTTAGCAACCGTAAAGGCACGCGCATGAGTTGCTTCATCAACTTCATGCCAGTCCCACGTAATCGCAAATCCTTTACGCTCCAAATAGGCAATAGCCTGTTTGGGCTCAAGGTTCATTATTGCTTTTAAATCTGCCTGCGTGGGTACCGGCATAACTTAACCTACTTGCTCGGCAGCGGTGAACAACCGGCCCCAAACATCGGCAGCGAACATCATTTTGTGCAATGCATCGGTGAGCTCACTTTCATCGCTATTGGGGAATTGTTCGGCCAATAAACCGAGCAGCTCCACTTCACTCTTTCCTGCGCTTATGGCGGCGATCAATGGCTCTAACATCGCCATGCTTTGCGCTTGTGTATCAGCGGCGGGGATATCGTTAACTGCTGCATCCAGCTGCTGCTGATCGCTAAACGCAGGTGCCAGTGGCGTCATACTTGTCAGCGCAGCTTGTTCTGCTACTTGTTCGCTTTTAGGTGCCTTGGGTTGCGCTGGATCCACAATGCCTTTTTCAGTCTCAGGCTTTTTATTGTCGCCTTGGTTATTTGTTGTTTGATTATCCTTCGTGGGAGTAACGGTACCCAATATAGGCTCATCGCCAACCGGCTCGGGAATACCCGCTTTATCTTGTGCCCATTCAAGTGGAATACGGAAGCCAACGTTAACCAATGATGGCAATGCCGTTGCCAGGGATGCAAGGTCAGCTGGTTCGCGCAAATCAAACTTTAAGCGCGGGGCCCGGCGCGGATCTTTAGCGCCACGGTTAAGCATTACTACTGGCCAAATTAAATCGCGGCTAATGGTCGCGGCGAGCTGTTTGCAATCAGAATCACGCAGGTCCATACGCACTTCGTTGTGAACCTCACCCAGTGCATGTGCACCACCACCACTGGCGCTGGTATTACTGGTAAGTGTTGCGCCTAGTACAGCTTTGCTTACTGATTCTTCACACCAATGCATCATGGATAGAAAAGGCTCGCTGCTACCTTCGGCGGCCTTTTCAAAATCAATGCTCATGCTCTCGGGGATAATGCCCGCAGCAGAATGCCCCAATGCCATTACCGCGCGCAGTAAAGTTGTTTTTTCATGCTCGGCGGTACCGGGCGGGTATTTACCTAGGCGAATAGGCAAGCCGTAAATTTCCAACATTTCAGCCAAGTCGCTAACGGCATAATGTTTAAATAAATATGGCCAGGCCAATACGCGATACAAACCACTGCGTGCAACATAACCGGCCAGCGCACGCGGGCGATGGGTTATCCAGCTAAGCGGTTGCAGCTCTTCGCCACCCATGGCACCACGCAGGCGTAATTCGTTTTGGTTGTCTGGTGCCAGCTGAAACCACGTTTGCGGGCGCAGCTCGAATGATTTTGGGAACCATTCTTTACCGTGCATTTGCCAACCATCAATTTCAACTGGCGCAAAACCATGGCCCAAGCCTTCCATCAAATCCTTGAATAAGTCCTCCAAGTTTTCTAAATCTTCTAGGTATTCACCTGCATATTCGGCATCTGCTTTTTCAGCAGCCGTAGCGTTGCGTGGTGGCTCTACAGTCCAATCCGGAATGAGCACAGCACTTTTACGCTTGCTCATTTCACTGAAGATGTGAGCATCGCGCTCTTGCATATCCATAAACAATTCAGACTGGGCAATCAAATCACCTTGCTCAGCATTTAATAAAATGCTGGCGAGTTTGGCGGGCGTTAACCCTCGCGCTGGGTGCCCAGAAAATTCACGGTGCAAACTGGTGAGCTTAGCGGTTTGTGGTTCACGCAGCGCATCACGCTTGAGCGGGTTGCCGTTTATATCTATCAGTTGGCTCATGGGTGTTTCCTGCGTTGAATTACCAATCGCCGCCAAAGCGGCCATAGTCGATATCGTCATCATCTTGTGGGCGATTGTGGCGGCCAGCGGGTATGGTTGCTTCTATGGGGCCGCCAGATGACCAAGCAGCACAGACCGCCATACACAGTGCTACTGCAAAGTCACCATGGCGCTTTTTGCCTTTGCCGGCTTCTAAATCTTTGGTGCGCCCTTTATCAATTACTGGCACACCTTTATCGAGCTTGATACTGAGCAAGTCATCCATCACGCTTTGATGGCGTGGCAGTTCAAGGTTGAACGCCTCAAATTCCCCTTTTAGTTTTGGCATCCACTCGGCGTACCAGGGCAAATTAATTTGCACCTGTTGAATCATGCCCGTGCCGTATTTGAGCGCCGCATTTTCTGCAAGGTAGGCACCATTGCCGGTGGCATCGAAGGCACCGCCACTAAAGCCAGGCAAGCGATCGATAATAAAACGCATGACTTGTACTTGCTGAGCAAAGGTTAAATTGCGTAGCTCTACAGCAAAGGGGCAGCGTTTACGCAAATTCGATTTAATGGTGATAGGTACAAAAACAGTAAGGTCACCACGCCGCGCAAAGTCTTCACCGAATACATGTCGGCTCTTTTTATCCAGGGCATTGAGCTCTGGCAGCAGGTTATCTAGGCACCATTTTTGTACATCGTCTTCACGCTGTTGCTCGGTCCACTCCATAAAGCCTTCAGGGGCTTCATAGCGATAGATAGGAATCGAGTGATCGGCCACCATGGCCGCTTCGATAAGCACGCGGGAGAGATAAGCGCCCCCGGATTTTTTCGGCACGCAGCCGTACTCTTCCTCAGCACTTTCAATGTTGGGTGCATTCTTATAGAGGTCATCACGCCATTTTTTTTCGGCTTCCGGCGACCATGGTTGGTCGGTAACAAAGCAAATGCGTTTGTATAAGCCTTCGCTAATTGCAGCGTCCAAGGTGATGCGATGTATGCTGTAATCCTTACGACCCTCACGCGCATCTTGAATGTAAGTATTGAATGCATTGTCGACTCCGTTATGCGTACTGATTAAGCGCACCTTGTTACCCCACATTGTCAATGCTAGGGCAGCTTTTAATAATTCCTCAAGGCTTTCATGGAATGCAGCCTCATCGATTACCACATCGCCCTGCAAACCACGTAGGTTGCTGGGGCGTGAACTGAGCGC